TGTCCTCCACGTCGGTGGCAACTGGGACTACGGCGGCGGTGCCGGCCTTTTCTGCTTCAACGCGAGCAACTCGTCTTCCGGCACGTACTCCAGCGTCGGCGCGCGACTCCTTTTCCACCCCTAATGGGGGACCGGGGGCCGCAGCCCCCGGAGCTTTCCCGCCTGCACCAGCTGGCGGCATGAGCGCAAGCCCAAAAGCTGAATGGGGTACGGGGCGAAGCCCCGTCGACACGATTTTTGAAAATAACGTATTCTGTTATTTTCTCCCGTTTTTCCGTATGCGTGGCAGGCCGGAGGTATAATTATCTCCGGGACTGTCTGCGCCATGCGCCGAGGGCTTGATTTCTACGCCAACTACAACTCTGGCTGGCGTGTCCTCCACGTCGGTGGCAACTGGAACAACGGCGGCAATGCCGGCCTTTTCTACTTCAACGCGAACAACTCGTCTTCCGACACGAACTCCAACGTCGGCGCGCGACTACTTGTTTTTCTTTTTGACTGGCGCGGGCTTTCCCTCACCGCTTGGTGAAAATATTGCCGCATAGGACGGGGTTTAGTAGGCTTCGGCTCGAACAATCTCGCAGGCAAACAAGGACGGAGGGAAAATCCTATGCCGAAACGAGTCGGCTATCTCTACGACAAGATGGTTGACCGGGACTTTATCCGCAGCGTCATACAGGAGGCGGCTAAGGGACGTCGGAACAGGCGAGACATCGCCCGCGTACTGGCGGACCTTGACGGATACGTCGAAAAGACCTACGAGCTTGTTGCAACGGAGAGCTTTGTGCCATCCGCGCCGAAAGTGCGTGAGATCTACGACGAGAGCAGCGAGAAGTTCCGAAAGATCAAGATGGTCCCGTTCTGGCCGGACGGCGTGATCCAGTGGATGCTGGTGACGGCCATGAAACCGGTGCTTATGCGCGGGATGCACCCGTGGTCCTGCGCGTCGATTCCCGGACGTGGTGGAAAGCGAATCCACAAGAAGATCCGCGGCGCGCTCCGCAATGACCCGAAGGGGACGAAGTACGCCGCGGAGCTGGACGTCGCACAGTATTACCCCAGCATCTCCGGCAAGCGGCTGATCTGGGCGCTGGCGCGGAAGATCAAGGACAAGCGCTTTCTGCGGACGGTCTATTCCATCATCGAATCCTGCGGCGGCGGGCTGGCTATCGGGTATTACATCTGCCAATGGCTGGCGAACTTTTATCTGGAGCCTCTGGACCAGTACATCATGACGCTGCCGGGCGTGAAGTATATGACCCGCTACATGGACAACATCACCCTGCTCGGGCCGAATAAGAAGCAGCTGCACAAGGCACGGAAGCTGATCGCCGCATTCATGCAGCAGCGGCTCGGCCTGTCCATGAAAGCAAACTGGCAGATCTATCCCACGGCAAAGCGCATGGTGAGCGCGGTCGGCTACCGCTTTTCCCGCACTCATGTCATTCTGCGCAAGCGGAATTTCCTGCGCTTCACCCGGCAATGCCGCCGCGTCAAAAAGCGGCTTGACGCCGGGAAGCCTATCATGTTCGCCCAGGCCTCCGGGCTACTGAGCCGCGCCGGGCAACTGAAACACTGCAATAGTCATACAATTCGGGTGAAGTACATTGACCCGATTGGAGTAAAACACCTGAAGGAGGTCGTGCGAAATGAGAGTAAGAGGCGACAACGCGCCCAGCAACGCATTCTCGCTGGAGGAGCAGCCTAATAAGCCGGGGGTAGCCCTGGTACGCTTCTATGAGAACGCCAAGCCGTTTGAGGAAAAGCGTGACGAGCTGACCATCAGCGGGTGGGTGTATGATGAATATCACTTGGAGCTGAATATGTACGACGGCCTGAGTGAAGACATCCTCGGCAACTATGCCGGTTATCTTGCACAAGCCAAGCTGCATGAGGCAGAGGGCAAGACGATCCCCTCCCTGCAGCAGCAGGTAGCCGACCTGGAGACCGACAAGGCGGCATTGACGGAAAAGATGACGAGCCTTGAGGGGCAGGTCACCGATACGCAGATGGCGCTATGCGATGTCTACGAACAGATCGTCGCCGTGACATCTACAACAGGAGGCGCGTAACTGATGGCGAGCAATTACATGGTGAAGGTCTACGCAGACCTGATCCGCAAAGGAAAAAAGACGATTGAGGAAGTTCCCGACCAGCTGCGAGCAGCCGTCCGGGAAATCCTCGAAAATAGCAAGAATGGAGCTGAGGGCTTATGAAAAGCCTTCGGCTCCTTCTTTTATACATTCTGATGGGAAAGGAGGTAGCAGTTATGGCAGTTGTCTACGCGACCCTGATCGTCAAGGGCAAGAAGACCATCGACCAGGTTCCGAGCCTGATTCGGAAGCAGGTCGAGGAGATCCTGGCAGATCTCGAAGTCACCGTCTGACCACGGCATTGATACGGAGGGCAGCTCCTTTGCGGGGCTGCCCTTCTTATCACGCGCAGAGGAGGATTGAGAGATGACGCTCAAGGATATTTTGTTTGGTGGGGGAAGTGCGCTGTTTATGCTGCTGACGCTGCTCCAGCTCGCCCCCATCAAAATCAATCCGTGGTCTGCAATAGCAAAGGCTTTCGGGCGCGCTATCAACAGCGAGGTCTTGGAGAAGGTCGGAAAGCTCGAAAGCGAGCTGCAGTGCGTTCGGTCTGGCATGGCCGAGGAAAAGGCCGTCAACTGCCGGGCGCGCATTCTACGCTTCGGCGATGAATGTCTCCACGGCGAGCGCCACACCAAAGATCATTTCGACCAAACGCTCCGGGACATCGCCGCCTACGAACGATACTGCGAGGATCACCCGGAGTTTGAAAACAATGTAACAGAGCTGACCAGTGACCGGATCAAGACGATCTATCGCCGGTGCTTGGACAGCAACGACTTTTTGCAGTAAGGAGGACGCACAATGAACGTGCTGGATATGACGATCATCCGCCTGGCCGCAGGGCTTGTGCTGCTGATCGCCGCGAACATTGCCCTCGGTTCCATCAATGCCATCATTGATGGGGAATGGGATCAGACGAAGTTCCGCAACGGCTGCATCAAGAGTGCAGTTGTGGCAGCGGCGCTGGTCGCGGTCTACTTCGCCGGGTACCTCAACCCCGATCTGATGGTAGTGGAGGTCGATGGGCAGACCGTAAACCTGATGACAGCGGTATCGCTGGCTATGCTGGCAGCCTTTACCGCCTATGCCGTTGATGTACTGAAAAAGCTGAAAGATATGCTCTCTACCGCGACACCCGGGGCGGACGCGGCGCCTACTGCGCTGCCTTCCGGTGAGGGCAAGGAAGACCATACCGCCCCCGAGGAGGAATGACCTATGAGCAATAGCCCTCTTGTCAGTTACACAAAGCTCAGCCCGAATCACTCCGGGCAGAGGACCCGTAAGATCGACCGCATCACGCCACACTGCGTAGTGGGCCAGTGCAGCGTGGAGCGGTTGGGAGATATCTTTCTCCCTGCCTCCAGAGAGGCGAGCTGCAATTACGGGATCGGCGCGGACGGCCGCATCGGTATGTATGTCGAGGAGAAAAACCGATCCTGGTGTTCCTCCAGCAACGCAAACGACAAGCGGGCGGTGACTATTGAATGTGCGTCCGATGGCGCAGAGCCGTACGCATTCCGCGATGTGGTCTATCAGTCCCTCATTACGCTTTGCGTCGACATCTGCAAACGCAACGGCAAGACCAAGCTGCTCTGGCTGGAGGATAAGGACAAGACGCTTGCCTACACCCCTGCACCGGACGAGATGGTGCTGACCGTACACCGCTGGTTTGCCAACAAAAGCTGCCCCGGGAACTGGATGTACGCCCGCATGGGCGACCTCGCCGAAAAGGTGACAGCCCAGCTTTCCGCAGGCATGGACGAGGAGGATGACGATATGGATATCAACAAATTCAAGGAGCTTTGGCGTGAGATGCGCAAGGAGCTTCAGGACAACGATGCTTCCGCCTACTCGGAGGAAGCGCGCAAATGGGCCGTGGATAACGGCATCATTCGCGGCGGCAACTCCGATGAGTTCAATGGAATGTGGGAGGACATGATGACCCGCGAGCAGCTGGTGACCGTCCTCTACCGCTTCGCCCAGAAGTTTGGGCTGAGCTGATGGCAAGGCGCAAGCGCAGAGCCGCGAAGAAGCGCAAGGCCGAATGGAGCAAGGTCGTGTGCCTGCTGGCGATGCTGGCCGGTCTGCTGATCGTTCAAGAATGCCTGTTCCTCATGTATCTGTGCATCAAAAGCGGCTACACCGCCGCCGCTGCATGGCTTACCGCCGCCACCGGCGTTGGTGAGGCGATCATCATCGCCGGAGCAAACGGCTACCTCTCGCTTGCGAAGTCCGACCACAAGCGTGGCGGGATCACCTTTGAGGCGGCCAAGGCAAACAACTTCCGGACCGACACGGAGGACGACGGCAGCATCGACAGCCCCGCCATCTGAATGCCGCCCACACAATGAAAGCCCCCTCGCAGGATTTTACCGTCCTGTCGAGGGGGCTTTTTCTATTTTCCGGCGCTTTCGCGTTTACGGGGCGCTGTGGCGCTTTTTGCGGCTTTGGTGTGCGTCTACCCTCCCACGATGCAAAGAGCGTGTTGCAACTCGCCTACGGCGGCGAGAGAGGTGCTTGCGCGTGGCCGCTGCGCTTTCCTTTCAAAAATCCCATGTATCCCGCTCCGGAACGAACTCAATGATCGTTCCCTCTGGAACAGGGTCGCAGGGCTCGCCGTCAAAGGCGTTGCCCTGCTTCGTGCAGATGTCTGCAGGTCTGCTCCGGCGCGGGTCGACATCGACATAGAGCCGACCATCGCACTCGTAGACGGGGCGATCCCAGCTGTCGCGGCCTCTGTGTTCCAGCCGCAACACTGGCGCGGCGCAGAACTCCTCGTAGCTCATGTGGCCCTCCGCTTTCATCGCGGCACTGGCAGCAGCCAGCTCCTCGGGCGTCCAAGATTTGCTCATATCAGCACCTCTCATATTTCCGTTCGATACTGCGCATCAGATTCAAGACATCCTGCGCGAAAGGATATTCGCCTGTGTTATCCCGCACGACCTCTGATAGAAAGCTTCGCAGCTCACGCCAGCACTCTGTGTAGAACATCAGCTCGTCGTCACGCTTCACACTCACTGCCTCCTTCCACCATGCGCCAGTTTCCCGGCGCGGCGACGATAGCCCATGCGGTCAGCGGGGTGCGGCTGTCCATCATGTCCTCCAGCGCTTCCTGCATCCCACAGGCATCGCAGATATAGACGGTGGCGCGGCGGCTCAGGGCGTTGTGCGTGACGCTCTCCGAGTCCATCGTCATCTTCCCGCAGCGGGGGCAGGCAAAATGCCCGCCCTGCTGCTTCTTGCTGAACTCAGCAATGAGAACTCGCGCCAGCGTTTCCTCATGTGGCTCGATGCTCTCGATTTCCCATACATCGCGGCCGTCGATCCGACCATCGGCTCGAGCCTTTTCCTGCGCCTGCTGCTGATCTGCTGCGAATACGGCGGCGGTGATCCGCTGGCCGTTGTCACGATTGCGATAGGTGACCGTCCAAAACCTGTTCTCCATGGTGTACCTCACTTTCTGTTGTGCAGTTCCTCGATCTCGTCGAGGGTAGCGAGCCGGACATCTAACTCGTCGATCATCTTCTGACAATGACCGGCTATGTCGTGCGCCTGCCCCTCCAAAGCCTTCTCCTGCATCTGGCGATAGTTTTCCTTTTCGGCGATGACGCCCTTGCGGGCCCAGCCGAGGATTTCGAGATAGGTCATAGCTGCTCCTTTCTCCCCGTCGTGCCGATAGGTCAGCTTCTGCTTCACAGCTTGCAGAGATCCTTAAACTCGTTTGCGATGTTCTCGATGATCTGCGTGGTGCTGTAATACTGGGTCACATTGTCGCCCTGCATTGCGGCGTCCATGAGCATCGAGAGAAATTCTTCCGCATCCATGCGGTCGATGATGATTTTATCGTCCATACTCGTTCCTTTCACTCAATGGCAGCTTCGATGCTGCTGATGACTTCCTCCAGGTTATCTACGGCTTCGGAGAGGTTGTCGCAGGCCTCGTCTGCCTTTTCATAGCGTTCGCTCTCCTGCATATTCTCAGGGATATTGTCGCGGTACTCTTCCTCCTCGGCCTGGAGATCTTCGAGACTGCCCTTCAGCTCCTCCAGCTGGTCGATGATGCTTTGCAAATTTTTGCGGCGGATCTTGTTCATGGTTAGTCCTCCTCCCCATAGTCTTCTTCAAAGCGGCCCTCGGTAATGCCGCCGTAGGTGTAGCCGTTGTCAAAACTCAGATAGACCGGCGTATCTTCATCGTACTGGGCGAGGAAGTTAATCAGCTCGCCGGCCGTCATCGTTCTGCGGATCTGGTCGATGCCGTAACCTTCGCGGAAAGTAGAACAAATCAGCTTTTTCATTGTCGGCGCTCCTTTCTCAAAATCTGAATACCAGCCCTTTGACCTCGCGGCGGCCTGATGGATCGTGCAGCGGATCGCGGGTAACAGTTCCGACGCCCTCCAGATACGCGCCCTCGGCTACCAAGGCGTGGACACTTTCCATGAGCGCGGTGGACTGATCTGTGACGATAATCTCGTCAACATCAGCTGCGGTTAATGCAGCAACGAATTCTTTCATCACGCCGTCCTTAATCTGACTGCCCCATGGAAGCGCTCTGACCTCAAACATATCGGCTCGGTCTTCCGTGCTCTGCTCCCAGCTCCGGTATGCGTAAACCTGCCCGCGAGTGGGGTTCTTCTCCGTGTCGCGGAGTTTTTCAAAGTATTCCTTTGCAGTATCTCTGTTGAGCATATCCAAAATCTCCTGCCTGATTTCATCGGTGATATTGATCTTCATCTTGCGTTCCTCCTTGTATTTTCACA